GCCGCGGCTCGAGGTCGGCCCGCTCGAAGATCGCCGCGGCCGACTTGATCGACGCGATCTGCGCGTCGACGACGCCTTCGGTGATCCGGTCGGGCAGCGTGCCGGTGACCGACTCGACGACCTGGTCGACCATCGCGGCGGGGAACGCCTCGGCGACCTTCTGCTTGATCAGCATGCGGCCGAGGAACGACGTCTTCGGCTGCGCGTCGGCGGCCTCGGTCGCCTGCTGCTCGGTGCCCGCGGCCGCGCCGGCGGCTTCGGTCTGGGTGGTGGTGTCCGCCTTGCGCAGGCCGACCGCGGAGAGCATCTCCGGGGTTGCGTCCTTGAGCGCGGCGAGCACATCAGCAGTCGTGGTGCCCACGGTGCTCTCCTTCGTGCTCTCCCCCGCAGGCACCGTGCCCGCCGGGTCGTTCGTGATTCCGCCGGCGACCATGCGCGTCGCGTGGCCTCCGGCAGCGGGGTCGGCGACCAGGTCCGCCGAATTGACCTTCTCGATCGACGTCGCCTCACGGACGCGCGTGGCGCCCTCGGTGACCTGCTTGAAAAATCCGACGACGTCGTGACTGAACCCGACCAGCGGGGGCAGCCCCTCGGCCTGCAGCGCCAGGCTCGCGTCGAGCGCCTCGGCTGCGGCCTTCGCCGAGGGCAGCAGGTACAGGTCGGAGTCGATGCCACCGTCGACGGCCTCGGGCGACCGGCAGTAGCCGATCAGGCCGGCCGTCGTCGACGTCCGCAGTTCCTCTTCGGTGCGGTGGTGGTCGTAGACCTTGGCGCCGTCGTAGAGCGGCGCCGCGGCCTCGAGCACCGCCTGCGGGTACCGGGTGCCGTTCTTGCTGTCGCCGGTGTTGATCACCCGGATCCGGAAGATCCGGTTCCCGGCCGCGTCGGTGCCCTTGGCTTCCAGCAGCCGGCCGGGCACCGTCTCGCGCGACTCGGTCGCCGTCGTCGCCTCCTGCACGACGACGTCGCCCGGGTCGGCCTCCCCGGCGTCCTCGGCCGGCGCGTACGTCCGCACGACCTCGGTCGGCTCGCCGAGCTCCACCGACCGGCCATCGACGGTGTAGGTGCACTGGAACAGCGCGCACTCGGAACCGCTGGGCCCCTCGATCGAGTACACGACCTCGGTTGCGGACATGTCCGCGATCCACACCCAGCGGTAGAACCCGTCGTCCGATTCGGTGCTGACCCGCGCGCGCACCGCGGCACGCACCAGTTCCTGCAGATCGGTGAACGACATGGCGCCGGAGATCCAGGCTTCGGCCGCCTTGTCCGTGATCTCGATCCCCAGCTTTTTCGCCGCGGCCTTGATCTTCCCCTTGATCTGCTGCAGCTGCTTCGCCTTGTACGGTGCGGCGTTCTCGGGGACGTTGATGTACGACCACGCCGCCTTGACCCGGCGGGCGGTGTCGAGCGGGTAGCGCTTCTTCCCGTCCTTCTGCCAGCCCGGGTCGGCGTACTCGACGTCGCCGGCCGCCTTCGCCGGGGCTGCGGTTGCTTCGGTCACCCGCTCTGGCTGCTCGGGCACGAACACGTGCTGGCACTGCGGGCACGTCACCGTCTTCACGGCGGCCCCTTCCTCGTTGATCGGCTCGCCCCGGAATGCGGCCGTAGCGCGCGCCTGCGCGCAGCAACCGCATCCCGGGTCCGAGCACACCGGCGGGTGGTCGCTCACGCCTGCGCGACCTTCTCCAGCGCCGCGACGACGGTCGAGCGCGGGCCGCCGGTGCGGTCCTTCTCGGCCTCGAGCGCGCGGGTGGCACGGTCCTTGTCGTCGCCGACCCACGCCAGCAGGTCGTCCTTGTTGGCGTCCGGCACCGGGTCGGTGTCGTCGCTGTTCTCGTTCGGCGGCAGTCCGCCGGCTTCGGGGTTCGCGACCGGCGCGTGCGGCACCGGGCCCTGGCCGCCGTTCTCCAGCGCCTGGCGGGCACGCTCGGCGATCTCGACGGCGTTCGGGTCGACGTCGTCGCCCTCGGCCGTTTTGGCCGGGTCCGCGTCCTCGGCGGCGTCGGCCAGCTGCTCGAGCTCGCCGCCTTCGCCGACGCCCAGCCGTGCGGCGTCGGCTTCGGTCAGCAGCTTGGCTTCGCCGTCGGCGGTGATCAGGGTGTGCTGCCCGTCGTGGGTGGTGACGACGTGCACGTCGCCGACCTCGGCGACGGCGAGCACCTCGTGCGGCGCCATCCCCATGACTTCGGCGGCCTGGTCGATGGTCCAGGACATGGTGTTTCCTCCAGCGGAATCAGGGCAGCGCATGCAGCCGGCCGCCCACCGGTTTGCCGTCGGCGTTCTCGTCGACGTGCGTGGCGACGTCGTCGACGTCGGTCTTGTTGGGGTCGTTCAGCTCGGCCCGGTACGGCACCCCGACGAAGTCCTCCCAGGCTTTCCGGGCGGCCATCGCGGCGGCTTCCTTGGTGAGCACGCCCTGCGTCAGCAGCTTGTCGAGGCCGATCGACAGATTCATCAACACCTGCGCCGAGATCTGCGCGTCGGCGGCGGCGACCTCGGGGCCGGTGACCATGACGGTGTCGCGGGCCCGCACTTCGGAACGCTCGCCCGTCTTCGGGTCCGATCCCTCGACCTTCGGCTGCAGCCGCTTCGCGGCGACGGCCTGGTCGACGACGTAGTGCAGCAGGTCGGTCTGGTAGCCGAGCCACACGTTTTGCACGCCGGCCACGCGTCGGCGTACCGGCTCGGCCATCGTGAGCGACGTCGCCCGGTTGGCGCCGTCCGGCTCGGCCAGCCACGTCTTGGACAGACCCGACCCGGCCGCGGCGAGCGTCAGCACGCTGCGCGCCGCTTCGGTGTCCTCGAACGCGCCCGTCTGCGCGGTGCGGGGTTCCCACTTCACCGACTCGTTGTGCACCTCGACCGAGCCCGATCGCGGCACGTGCGTGCCACCGCGTGCCTTGACGAACGCGTCGACTTCGGTCTGTCCACCCGAGACGGTCACGTCCCACACCAGGTAGCGCGCCAGCGCCGTACGGTCGATCAGGTTCCCCAGCACCTGGTCGTACGAGTCGAGCCAGTCGAGCACCGTCGACAGGAACGGGCTGCCGCGCCGGTCGGTGATCAGCGCCTTGAACGGGGTCCAGAACATCGCGTCGCCGGTCATCAGGCCGGTCTGGTCGTCGACGTCGGCGATCGTCAGGTCGTCGCGCTCGACCGCGGCCTGGAACACGATGCGGTCGACCCACAGCGGATTTCGCTTGTGTAGCACCACGTCGGTGATGATCGACGGGTCGATCGGGGCGAATCGGACCGCGCCCGAGATCGGCCCGGGCATCAGCTCGGTCAGCGACTCGCCGACCAGCAGCTGGTCGCGCAGCCACAGTTCTTGCAGCGTGGCCATGCGGTTTCGCGGGTCGGTCCAGAACTCGTCGACGACGGCGCGGACTTCCGGGTTGGTCACCGTCACCGACACACCGGAGTCGCCGACACAGAACGACGTGTAGGTGTCGATGATGGCCTTGGCCATCGGGTTCGAGCGGTACGCGGCAACGGAGTACGTCCGCGCCTTCTCCAGCGTCCAGTCGGGCACCTGCCGCCCCTGGAACCCCGCCGGCCGCCACCCCGTGTCGCCGTCGATCGGGTCCTGCTGCCCGTACGAACCGAGCGACGCGCCGGTCGCGGCGACCTGCTGCGGCGACGCCTCGAGGGCCCGCCGGCGGGGCGGGGGCACAGCTTCGCGGGCGCGGGTGGGCACCGGCAGGATCGGCCTCATGCTGCGGCCGGCTCCTCAGCCGCGCGCCACCGCTCGGGCACCGCCTGGTGCTCGTCGACGGGCGCCTGGTGCTCGAGGCCGGCCGCGGCCGGCGCTGCCTGCTCGGCGGCCGCGGCGTTCATCATCGCGGCGTACGCGACGACCAGGCCGAGCACGCCGCCGGCGAGCACAGCCCACCACGCGCCGGCCAGGCCGCCGATACCCGCGATCACCGCGGCCAGGCTCAGCACGGCGAGCACGTTCGCCAGCAGCATGCTGGACGGGGCCGGGATCCGGATCCGGATCACCATAGGAATTCCTCCGCTCACACGTAGACGATCTGCGGGTTCGGTCGGGACGCGATCGTCGGCAGCAGCTCTTCGTGCTGCGCGGCGGTGTAGCGGTGCGCCTCGTCGACGACCACCAGGTCGGCCACGTAGCCGCGGCTCGA